ATGATTCATTGACGAGCATACTAGACCAAAACTCTTCGGTATTAGTATCCTTTTCACGGAACTTCTTGTCTTCAATTTCACCAGTTTCTTTGTTGACACGTGAGTACCAACCATTAGATGGTTTGACTACGTGGCCAGATTCAAGAGCAACATCAAGTAAGCCAGACCACTTGCTAATGCCACCATCAAAAGATACAGAAACAGGAATTTTGGATTTTTCCCTAACATATCGTGATTTCTCCACATTGATAATAAAATTATAACCAGTTAATTCAGTTCCATCTTTCTCTTGCTGGCGACCAAGAATAAAGATGTTGTCGGCAGAATAGTAACTGCCTGTGCCACCGCCAACAATGTCTTTAGGAAACATTCCAATTTCTTTGTAGGTGTGATTGACAACTACCATTGGAATATCTTTGAGTGACAAGTGTGGTGTGACCATACGGAACAAACTCTTCACCTGTTTTGCACGTGACATATCAGCAACTGACTTGCCTTCTAATGCATCATCTACTTCCTTTTTAGACGCAAGATTACCAATAGAATCAATAACAATAATAATATGCTCGCCACGTTCAAACCCCTCAAGTTGTTTCATAATGTCAAACTTCAACTGCTCAATGTCAGTCAATGGTGTGTGTAAGACACGTTCAGTATCAATACCAAATGTATCAAAGTAGGACTGTGGAGTACCAAACTCAGAATCATAAAACAACATTACTGAATCTTGGTACTTGTCCATGTAAGACTTGGCCATCAGCAAACTGAAAGCAGTCTTGAAGTGTTTAGAAGGACCTGCCCACATTGTAAGACCTGGGGTTAGACCACCATCTAAACGACCTGACAACGCCACGTTTATCATTGGGATAGATGTTGAAATCATATCCTTTTTGGTAAAGAACTTTGATGTTGCAAGCACAGCACTGTCTTTAATCGTACTGTTCTTTTTAATTTTATCTAATAAACTCATAATATTCCTTTAGTTAAAAAAACTATCCAATGAATTAGTCTTCTCTGTTTTCCAATCAATACAATCTAAAATCACTTTGATTGGTTCGAGGAAAGACTTATCAAACTGTGTGTCATAATCAATATACTCTTGTAGATTGAATTCTTTTGGCAATCGACCTGGAAAAGATACGACTGACTCTTTGAAATGGTTTGGAACTTTCAAGTATGTGAACTTGAGTTTCTCACCTTCTTGAATCAATGGATACTTCTTATCCAATTTATACTGCTTCAGGAAATGATTGTACACGATGGCACCACGAACATGAATCGGAGTACCCTTCTTGTACATTGTAACAGAATCAGAATAAGTTTTCAAGCCATTAAGTCCTCTTGGAAAAGAAATATCTTCAGCAGGTAAAGATTTAAATTCTTCTCTAAAGGTTTGGATGAAGTCTTGTACTTCTTCTTCGGTACCAAGCATCACCATTTTAATTAAGGTATTCATCTTCTCACGAATCGCAGCCGGTGTAGAAGACTTAATCATCTCAAGTCCCATCACCTTCATATGTGGTTCGTTGTATTGAACACCCTCATTGTTATATACATTAAGAATGTAACGTTTCTTGGCAGTCCAAATACCTTTGTCGGACAAACCTTCACGTTTCATTTGCATCTTTTGGGCATACGCATTAACATACGTAGCAAGCTCCTGGTAACTCTCATCAATAAATGGTTGTATCTTCTGCTCACATACTTTATCCATGAATTGGATAATCTGTTGTACGTTTGATTCTTTCGGATGCACCTTATCAACAAGCTCACCAAGACGGAGATAAATCGAATCTGTGTCTGAGGCGATAACATAATCTTTTTCGGTCTTTAATAGTTTGTTCATGTAAGAATTGATTTTATTCTCAATCCACTTAATACTAAGTTGGCCTGCAGAGGTAACACCAAGAGCTTGTCGTAAATCATAGAATCGGAAATACTTGGAGCCTAAGGCACCGTATGCCGAATTCAGAGACACCTTCTTTGCTAGTTGTAGGTTATTATACCTAGCAATTCGTTTATCTAATTCATTCTTCTTTGTCTCATCAGTTTCAACTTCATAATCTTTCTTCGCCTGAATCATCATCTTTTTAAACTTCGAACGATCAATGTACATTTCTTCCAACATCTTTGGTAAGAAACCTTGTTTGGTCGTACTGAAGAACTGGCCATTCGGTGTGATAGTATAACCACTCATCTTTGATAGGTCAACTGATTTAGTCAGCAGTTTATCAACGCTTACACCACGCATAATAATGTCACGCATATCTTGTGTGTAGTCTTGAGGCTCAATCAATGTCTCAGGTGAGATGTTGTATTGCATCATCAAGTGTGGGTACAAACTGTTCAAGTCAAATGAAGCAACACATTTATGCATACCTTTTTGTGGGTCTTTAACATAAGCACCCTCGAAAGCAGCATCTTTGTCCTTCATAACCTTTGGTGGCACAATGATATTACGGTTCAACAAGTAACCATATGTCATTGCATCCCACATTCTAGTTTGTGCAAATACATCATCATAGTTACACTTCGTATCATAGGCAAGAGTAAGTGCCAATTCTAACAACTTCAACTTGTCGTCTAGTTTCAGAATCAATGCTACGTCTTTAATATTATACTCAATGAACTTTTGGTAATTCAAACGATACAACTGGTGCAAGTTGTCATACTCATCATATGAAATCTTACTCTCACCAATCTCAACGTTCGCAATATTATCCAAACGATATGACTCTTGTGATTTACCACCTGGCGCATACCATCTGTACAATTCAATATAGTCAAGTGTCGCAACACCCAACAATTCATATGCAATGTTTTCACGACCCATGGCCATGACCTTGCGTTCAGAAATCATATTCCATGGTGACAACTTCTTTGTGTCATCTTCACCAAGGATACGGGATAGACGATTGACCAAATATGGAATATCAAAGAACTTAATATTCCAACCACTTATAACATCTGGACAATTATTTGACCAGTGGTTGATAAATGTTTTGCAAAGGTCATACTCATCACGGCATTTAATGTATGTAACGTTATCATCATTATTAATATATTCACCACAACCCATTACGATTGTTTTACCACCAACACGTGTAATACAAATGGCAGTGATTGGTTCGTTGGCTTGATATGGATCAGGGAATCCATTTTCAGAACCAACCTCAATATCGATAACATCAATTGCAACAGCTTCAAAGTCCCAATCGGTCATCTCTGGATGTTCATCAGCAATAAATGCATATTCGAATCTGGTTTGACCATAGATTTCAAAGTTTTGTACTTCATTGTACATCTTAACAAAATCACGTGCTTCACGGATAGATTCGAACTTCATAGGTTCAAGTGCTTCACCATTTAAGTTTTTAAACTTAGTTGGTTTATTAGACTTCAAAAACAAAGTCGGCGTGTAAGCAATTTTCATCTTAACACGCCGGCCGTTGTCTACACCCCTGTAGAAAATGTTGTTGCCAATAGAGGCAACATTTGTGTAATATTTTTTATTCATTCATACATTATATCAGAATTTTGGAATACTTGAGGCAATTTGAATGCCAGAACCAAATAACTTATTATACTCATTTTCCAATTCTACCATTGGAGTTGTAACGCAAAGAATGTCAGACATATCAAATGTGATGCCTGTTTTAAACTCTTGTGCATACTCCAAGAAAGGAGAGAATCCCATCATTGGACCATCTTTCGATGGTTGAACAATTACTTGTACAGTTTCTTTCACTGTAATTCTTTCATCATTCTCATAGACAACACTGGCAATGATTGTCTGATTTGTTTTAAAAGAAATTAACTTTACTGCCATTTCAAATCCTTGTTGAAGCTGGCACTACGGCCAAAGTTACCCAACGTTTTGGGTAAAGCATTTCACGACCATTAAACTCGGTCATGTTGAGTGTTGGGTCTTCAATAAGACCTACGACCTCTACCATATCATCAAATTCTCGCAAAAAGAAATCGTACTTGTAAGCACGGGGAAGGCGATTAGCCTCAGCGAATTGTTTTGCGATTCTGTATGTTTCCATAATATCTCCGAAAGTTAATAATCAATTATAATCTATTTAAACGAACTTGTCAAGCGCAGGAGGCGTCCATCCTTCTGGTTTTAAAACTTTGCCGTCTGGTCTTTTAATTACTTTGCCTGTTGCTGGGTCAATCTTTGCCAAGTTAGAACGGGCAACTTCTGCCCATGCGGCATCAACATCATAACCCTTCATCTTACAAAACCCTAAGATAACCCAAATCATATCCATACAGGCATCAAGTTGTTCTACCTCATCACATGCGTAGTAAGCTGAACGAAACTCACCAACTTCTTCATCAATTAAGGTTTTGTATAACTTAACATTTTTTGCTGATGGTTCTTGGTCACAAGCATCTATGAATTTACAAACATCATTATACATTCTGGCGACTCAATTCGGATTGGTATGCACGTTGTCTCAATTCAGTTGAACTGAAACGGTGATTGCGGGAGTTAAAGTACATATTGATATTGCGGTCAATACAGATTTGTTTACCTGTATATTGTTTATCTTTATATTCTTCACCAATGATTCTAACAGAAATTGGAAGAAACATCAATAAGTCTTCAAGGTCTTTTTCGGTACTATAGACAACAATCTCATCTACAAATTTTACCGCAGAGAGTTGTACGAATCGTTCTACAATAGATTGAACAGGTTTGTTCTTACCAGGTCTATCGGCAGTCGGATCATTTTGTAAACCAACAATCAAGTGGTCACATACAGATTTGGCTTCAGCAAGCATAAGAATATGTCCTGCATGAAGTAAATCAAAAGTTGAACAGGTGAAACCAATTGGTCTGCCTGCCATATCATCTGGCACTACTAACATAATAAACTCCTTTAAATTATATATGCTGTTGAACAGCTACTTTACACTTTTTTAGAAAATTAATACCGTCATCGTTGCGATAACTATTTCGGTAATAAACACTATTAATGCCAGACTGGTATATTAGTTTGGCACAATCAAGACAAGGTGCATGAGTTACAAACAATGTTGCACCTTCACTTGAGTTGGTGCTACGTGCAATCTTTGCAAGTGCATTAGTCTCTGCATGTAGTACTTCTGGTTTGGTTTTAAGAATGTATGTTGCGCCAGCGTGTTCATCTGTGCATTTAAAACGACCTGGTGAAAAGTAATCTCTTACCTCACATTCATTGTCCCAACCAGAAGGCATGCCGTTATAACCGATGCCAATGATTGTATTATCTTTTACGACAACGCAACCAACATGAAGTCTTTTTGCCGATGATAGTTCGGCATAGACTTCAGCAGTCTTCATGTGTGCATCAATAAATTTCTTTTTCATAATATATTAAGTGGGGCTTTCGCCCCACAGTTTTACTCAGTCAATAGAGTTGGTTTTGAGAACGCAAGTTGCTCACCAATCTCAATCTTCCTTGGTTTTTTATGGTCGGGAATTACATTCTCCAAACCAATCTTCAAAATGCCGTCTTTGAATTCGGCACCACGCACTTCCATAGTGTCAGTCAACCTAATATTCTTAGTGAAAGAACGAGCAGCAATACCACGATAAACATAATTTGCTTCATCTTTGGTGTTCTTCTCACCACGAATCACTAGATTACCTTCATCAAGTTGAATGTCAATTTCATCTTTTGAAAATCCAGCAACAGCCATTTCAACGACATACTTGTTGTCTTCTACTTTGATGATGTTGTGTGGAGGGAAAGATGTTTGGACTGTTTGACCTTTACCAACGAGTTTCTCCAACTCAGTAAACAATTGGTCAAATCCAACGTATGATGGATACAATGCTGAAATACTTGTCATAGTTTTCTCCTTTAATAAGCAAGTTTAAAAATAGATACCCCGAAGGCATATCATTAATCCAGCTTACCGACTACTGGGGTACCTTATCGTTGTACCGGCTTTAGACGCTCCTAAGGTAGTAGAGTCTTTACGTTCCCATCCCGATGGGAGTATTTTTATTTATCCAATTTTACAAAAGCTTCACCATTCACAAAGTATTTTCTTTGTGGATTTTCTGGTTTGTATACCTGTATAAATGTCATTGTACTGTCTTGTCTTTTTTCAAACAAATTACTGGTGTACACCACCTCACCAGTATAAATGTTTTTCAACTTATCAACTTTTTCTTTCACTTGCTTCATAATATATCTACTTATTGTGGTGTAATCTTCTTACCAATATTGTACTTTGGTACCAAATTCCATTCATCTTTCTCCTTGTGGGAGATGATTTTGATTTGGTGTAATGGTGCAATGTTATCACCCATTAATTCTGAATTAGAAACTTTCACCAAACCCCATTCTTCCAATAGTCTTGCAATTGCATTTCTTCTTTGAATATCATTCTCTGTAATGTCGGTTGGTTTACCATCCAACTGGAATAATTCTTTGAAGTGTACAATATAATATTTACCTTGTTTGTGGAGTATGTGGCACGACTGATACAAAATCTTATCTTTACGTGAAGAAACACCGATTCTGGTTAATGTTTCACGTACTTTTAAAAAATCATCCTCTTGCTTTAACTTAACCTCAACAAAGTTTTTTAAATCTACCATATTATTTCCTCAATCCACCGATGCCGGTTTTTTCTTTTAATTTTTGGATTTGTTCATCAGTCAATAGGCGGAGTGCTTCAAGTGCTTTCGTATCAGAAAAACCATAGACGGTTTTAATGCATTGTATATCTTCACTTTTATCAGACTTAGCCCACTTTACGAACGGTCTTTTCTTAGACCTTATGGTATTTAGTAAAAAATCATTCTGCAGTTTCTTGTCAATGAATGACCTGCGGTTCATCTCATTCGCATATGATACACAGTCAATATGGTAAGATAACGAACGATTGACCAGAAACGGAACGTATTCCGATTCGGTCACATCATCAACAATTAACTGTTTCTTTCCTTGTAGGATTTGGTTAACATAATCAAACGGACTCATACTACCATCCTTATTAATCCGATTGTGTCGATTGTGGTAAGTAAGAGGTAATTAGCCAACATACCAAAGGAACGCCTGTTGTAAGCGCACCAAGCGTATATAGAACAACCAACAATCCAGATTGGGTATAAAACCAAGAGAGGTGGTGTTGGAACGGTGATTGCCATAGTGATAGAACAACCAATACTAAGAGCCCAAGCAAGGACCTCAAGACAAAAACGAACTCTATTACTTTTGTAGTCATCTGCAATCCAGTCTAATGTTGGTCTGAAGAGGTCATTCATTTGAACTCCACACTTACCATTAATTCTGTCAAACAGGCCACAGTATTAATCTCAGGGTCAGCAACGAATGCCTGCTTGTACTGATAGTCAGCAATGATAATGACTGCTTGAGGAATACTTTGTGGTTTCAGAACTTCATATAAACCATCATACAACTTACGATACAATGTTGCAGCATCAATCTCAGTGGTTGCAACCCATTTACGAATTGAACCAAAGTCTTTCTCTTTGATATACTTAACGATGTTTGAAATCTCAACGTCACCCATCTGCACAAGAATGCCAGAATCAATCTTACCAAACTGAGAATACCTTTGCATCTCATTAATGATACGGCGGAAATCTGGAAAGTGTTTCTTAACTAATTCAGCAATAACAGCGTCATCATAGTCAACTTTTTCACTTTGCAAAACCGACTGGATTCTCTTAAAGAATGAACCAGCCATCTTGGCCTTCTCACCATTCTTCAGACCAAACTCAATCACGGCACAACGAGAGTGCAATGGTTCAATGATGCGGTTCTTAAAGTTACAAGTAAAAATGAACGAACAGTTACCTGCAAACTCTTCAATCGCATTACGAAGAGCAGGCTGTGTAGAATTTGGATTTAGATAATCTGCCTCATCGATAATGATAACCTTGCGGCCACCTGATAGAGACATAGAAGAAGCATAGTTCTTAATCTTGGTACGAAACACATCGATACCAGATTCATCAGAACCGTTAATGACAATATAGTCACAACCAATCTCTTCAAGCATGGCTCTTGCGATTGTGGTTTTACCTGTACCGGAAGATCCCGACAGAATAAGATTGGGAACTTGTTTGTCATCAACGAATTTTTGGAATACACTTTTAAGTTTTTCTGGAAGAATGCAATCTTGCACTCGACGTGGGCGATATTTTTCTACAAAAAGAATATCTCTAGACATAATCATAACTCCTCATAATATAATAATCAAAAGCACAACAAACTATTTATTGAAACTTGCTGTACTTTTCCTCAGTAGCAATGAAGTATTTCACTTTGCTCCCTGTGAAACTTGCGATACCCCTAGAGCAG